CGTGCAAGAAGCCATAGAAGTGCTAAAATTGTATGAACTTTAAAGGTGTCCTATGCAAGAAACTCAAAATGTCGCTATGTTCGCTGCTACTTTGTTACACAGCAGCACTAATACTCATTTCTTTCATTGGTCAACAAATTCTTACTCACAGCATAAAGCTCTGGGCAAATACTATGATGAGATAGTTGAGCTTGTAGACGACTATGTAGAAGCCTATATGGGTTGCTATGAACAGATTAAAGAGTTTCCAAGCGTCTACCATCAGCCTAAAGAACCACTTAAATACTTGGAATCATTAAAAAATTTCGTTGCAGAAGCCAATACAGACTTGCCGCAAAAACAAGAATTGATTAATATTGTTGCAGAAATACAACAGTTAATTGATTCAACCATTTACAAACTCAAATATCTTAAGTAAGGAAGCATCATGCCAATGGACAAATCAGGCTCGGCTCAATCAGTCGGCAAGAATTACAAGACAGAAGTTGCCGCAGGAAAGCCAAAGAAGCAAGCTATGGCCATTGCATTGTCCGAAGAGCGTACTCATGCTAAAGGTAAGCGCAAAGCCATGCTAGAAGAACAGTATTCTAAGTATGTAAAGGCAAACGCCTGAAATTTACTGTAGTAACTCCTTCTTATAGAAGAAATAGCGGTGGTGTTTGGCTTTTACATTTCTTATGTAGCCAATTAAACGCATTAGGGCATGAAGCTACTGTATTTATATACACTAGCGAACAAGTTACCAATTTTGGCAATGAAATAGGTCATGACCCTGATGCTATTGTTATTTACCCAGAAGTCATTACAAATAACCCATTGAACGCCAAAAAAGTTGTGCGTTACCTGCTTAATAAAGAGGCAGCAATTGACGGAAAACCAATAGATTGGGGTGTAAATGACTTCCCAATGGCTTATTCCAAACTGTATAGAAATAACTGCGACATTTTGTTTTACCCTATTGTTGACACAGACACGGTCAATAGAAACGAGCCAAGAGAATATAATTCTTACTATGTAGGCAAAGGCAGTAAGTATGCTTTATGTCCACCGTTGCCAGGTTGTCAAGAAATCACCATTAGCACCCTAAGAAAAGAATACATAGACATTCTCAATAGAAGCAAAATACTTTTTACTTATGACAACCTTACAAGCACTAACCTAGACGCAGCGTTGTGCGGTGCAATACCTTATTTTTTATTTGAGCCACCAAAAGACTTAAAAGACGCAGAATTAGGTAAGTTTTGGCTTGAGTCATTAGACCCCCAAGAAGTAGCAGAAGTGAAAGCAAATATTGAAACCCTAAATTCTCGCATATTGCAGATGCGCCAAGATTTTCCGCAGAAACTTCAAGAAATGTGTAATAAAATAGAAAAACATTTTAAGGATGTTTAATGAGCCGCAAAGACCAAATTCGTGCCGCAGTAGAAAAGCACGATAAGCCTATTCCAAAGACCACAGTTGGTAAAGGTAATAACTATTTGCCAGCCAATGAAGGCGCAGGAATGACCGCTAAAGGTCGAGCAGCATATAACGCTAAGAACGGCAGCCATTTGCAAGCACCGCAGTCAAGTGGCAGTAGACATGACAGTTTTTGTGCCAGGTCAAAAGGTTGGACTGGTGAACGAGGAAAAGCAGCTAGAGCGAGGTGGCATTGTGGCTAAAAACGGATTGTATGCAAACATTCATGCAAAGCAAGAGCGCATTAAGCATGGTTCTGGCGAACACATGAGAAAAGCTGGCTCAAAAGGTGCGCCTACGGCTAAAGATTTTAAAGAGTCCGCCAAGACAGCAAAACCACGCAGAAAACACATTGAAGATGCTATGAAGGATATGTAATGAAACACATGACTAGAGATTACCCACCAGAAAACGCTATGTTGCGAGACCACAAAGAGTCTACGCTTGAGAAACAACAGCGCCAGCGCCAAACAAAAAAGAAACCACCAGAGCTAGAAGTTGACAGCGAATACGACATTCTTGATAAAAAGAATAACCAGCGTATGAAACGCAAACAAGCATTGCATGACGCTATGAATAAGCTACATGACCCTGACATTGCTTAACTCCCTGAGTAATCCCTGAGTTGCTCCCTGAGTACGCATATAGAGCCTCCCTGAGTATGCGTATAGAGCTATTTGCTCATCACTTGCTTTAAAGATAGACAAGCCATGCCGATGTGATTAGGAGGTTTCTGCGCCCCTGTTTCCCATCTGGTATATGTAACCCTATGGACACCCAATAAAGCAGCAGCGCCCCCTTGTGTAAGGCCTAAAGCCTTTCTCCATTTGAATAAGTCAAACTCCACAAAATCCCCCCAAAATAATTAAATAAAATTAGCCCTCCTGTAGGTCATACCCCTACAGTCCTGCACATCAGACCCCTGCCATCCTATAGATAAAAGGGCAGCAGCCCTGTAGACGCTACCCCCTACCTATTAATACTCTAGACCAGCGCAGTCCATCATTAACGATTGATTAGATATAAGCATTCCTGTAAAGGCATTAAGAGCATTACGCAATTGATACATGTTAGGAGTAGGGCTTTCCGCTTCCTTTCTAATCATCCACAGAATAGCCAATTGCTCGTCTATATCGTTATATTGCTGATAAACAGCGCATTCTAAAATTGAAGCCTTGCGCTCTGCTGCCTCTAACTTGGTCAATGGTTTGGCCTTTGGTGTTTTCTTTGTAGTCATGGTTTATTCCCCTTTTAAAAGTTTAAATACTAGATTTTTAAGGTCTAAAGCGTTTTCCATCATATAGCCAGAGTAATTTATAGAATCACCCCTAGAGAACGGCTCTAAGTCCCTTTCAATAGCCCATAAAAGCTCTTTTACTTCCTGTATTTGCTCTGCCTGTGTCATGTAAAACCCCCTTTTAAATGCGTTTAAATGTAATGGATGGCAGTTAGATACCAAATAAAGTATAAAAACGCCGCCAAGAAAACAGAAATAAGCACCGCCTGATAGTTTTTCATGATTAAATCCATTCGTGTCTAAATTGTTTAGATGGATTAACAGCTCTAAGGATGTTATGAACAATATGAAAACCCATGTCCATACCACAACCTTTTACTACTATGCCATTGTGTTTACCTACCTTCATGTTAAGAGCTGTAGATACTAAGTAATCAAGGTGAATGATTCTTCCAGCATCTATCATCTTTACGCTGATTTCTCTTTGCATACCACTTGAGCTTACATGGCGTAAAACTGTGTAGATTGTGTCTGTCTGTATATCTTTGAGAATGTTGTTTAACTCATTGATTGCTACTTCTTGTTGTTGTTTGTTAGTCATATTAAATTCCCCTTTAAGTGACTGTTAATTGGTACTGCTAAGCGTTACTGTAGCGCATCACTACAGACTTGTGTTAATTATTTACGCTTTATAACTAAATATTCTCATTACTGTTGTTTTTACAGCAAAACCATCAATTTATGATATATTGCGTCTAATTGAATCAATAACTTAGGTTTAAATTAATTCCTTAATTGCTGCTAGTTATAGAAAGCTGTCAAAACATGACAAATAGTAATGAAGTCATCACAATCAACCCTGATGGAACGATTGAAAAGCCTAAAAAGAGGCTTCCTCCCAATGCTGGTAAAGGAAGACCTGTTGGAGCTGTTAATAAACACACAGCCATTGCTAAAGAGGCCATTGCTAAGTTCGTGGATAAGAATAGTCCCAGGATGCAGCATTGGCTTGAGGAGGTAGCAAGCGGTATTCCCAAGACTGATAAAGAAGGCTGTATCAGATACGATAAGAATGGGGATATTATGTGGATAGTTCCTCCCAATCCAGAGAAAGCCTTCCTCATGTTGCAAGCCGTAATGGAATACCACCTCCCTAAACTAGCTAGGGTTGAAAGCGTAGGGGATGAGGCAGCCCCTCAACGGATGGTCATTAGCTGGAAACGCCCAGAATGAGCGAGGGAGTCTTAGAAGTAGAGCTTGAGTATTGCCCTCGGGATATATTCGCAGACTTTCACGATAGGGTGAAGCGTTGGGCGGTCATAGTGGCCCATCGGAGGGCAGGGTAAAACAGTTCTATGTATAAATGACCTCATATATAGGGCATTGATAGAAGACAAGGAAGACGGGCGCTATGCCTATGTCGCGCCCTATATGAGTCAGGCTAAGACTATCGCCTTCGATTACCTTTTAAAATACTCTCGCCCTGTCATGGCTAAGTCTAATCAAGCGGAGCTATGGGTTGAATTAGTTAATGGGGCTAGGATAAGGCTATTCGGTGCTGACAATCCAGATGCCCTGCGAGGCTTATACCTTGATGGGGTAGTCTTAGACGAATATGCAGACATGAAGCCTAGTATCTTTGGTGCAGTCATTCGCCCTTTACTTGCAGACCGTAAGGGGTGGGCTACCTTTATCGGAACTCCTAAAGGCCATAATGCTTTCTGGGAGGTCTACAACAACGCTACCCAAGATAAATCATGGTATGTCAAAGTCTTACGGGCTAGTCAGACGGGGCTACTTGACCAAGCCGAGCTAGATGACGCAGCCAAGACCATGACCCAAGACCAATACTTACAAGAATTCGAATGCGACTTTGAATCTGCAATCCTCGGGGCTTACTACGGTAAAGAGATGCGAGCATTAACCGATGGGGGGCGCATTACAGATGTCGAGTATGAGCCTCTATTCCCTGTGCATACTGCATGGGACTTAGGTTACTCAGACGACACCGCTATCTGGTTCTTTCAAGTCGTGCATGGCGAGATTAGATGCCTAGACTATCACTCCTCTAACGGGCAACCTGTCGCTTTTTATGCGGGGATTATTCAAAGCAGAGCAGATGAGAGGAGGTATAAGTACGGGACTCATTGGCTACCCCATGACGCTAGAGCCAAAACCTTATCTTCTAACCGCAGCGTAATCGAACAGCTAGGCGATAAGATACCCCTAAAATCAATCAAAATTGCACCTAATCTTAAATTGCAAGACGGCATCCAGGCCAGCCGATTAGCCCTTACTCGCACATGGTTTGACCATAAGTGTACGGATGGCATTGAGTGCCTAAGACAATATCAGAGGGAGTACGATGAAGATAAAAAGGTATTTAGAGATAAGCCTCGTCATGATTGGACTTCTCATGGTGCTGATGCTTTTAGATATTTAGCTTTAACCTGGAAAGACGAAGCAAAGATTGTTGACCCTGAAGCACCGATACGGGGGGTCTTTGTTGGGCAAACTGATGTTAGTCTTAACGAGCTTTGGAAAGAAACCAAAGTTAAAACAGATAAAAGAATATAAAAAAGGTAAAATAACTCAACATTTCGCCAAATATTCAAACATTAGGGCAACTCTATGGCAAACGATAAAGCTACAGTCAATCACACATACGAAGATTGGTATAAAACCATTATGGGCTATGAGCGCTCATATAAGCGTTGGGAAGCCAGAGTTGACCGCATTGTAAAGAAATATAAAGATGATAGCCGCTACGACAGAAATCCTAATGCACGATTTAACATCCTCTGGAGCAATGTTCAGACTATACAGCCAGCTATCTTTGCAAGACTGCCTAGACCTGATGTTAGCCGTAGGTTTAGGGATAATGACCCCATAGGGCGTGTAGCCTCAATGATGCTTGAGCGAGCCTTAGAGTTCGAGATTGAGCATTATGGCGATTACAAGTCCGCAATGAATAACAGCGTACTAGACCGCTTATTGGGTGGTCGTGGCGTAGCCTGGGTTCGTTATGAACCGCATATTGTTGGCGAGCAAGCCGATGAAGCTGATGGAGCGCCTGAAGACGGATATGAAATTACCGAAGATGCCGATGAAGCCGAAACTGAAGGCGCAATGGAAACAGAAGACCAAGAGCGCATTGAGTATGAGTGCTGTCCTGTTGATTATGTGCATTGGCGTGACTTTGGACATACAGTCGGCAGAACTTGGGAAGAAGTAACCGCAGTATGGCGTAAAGTCTATATGAGCCGCCCTGCTCTTTGCGAGCGTTTTGGCGAAGAATTAGGCTACAAGATTCCACTAGACACCAAGCCTGATGACTTAAAACAATCTTACAAATCTGATGACGGTGTATATGAGGCGCTGATATATGAAATCTGGGACAAAGAAACAGGAAAAGTATTGTGGATATCTAAGTCCCTCGGAAAGATATTGGATGAGCGTGATGACCCTCTTGGTTTGGAGAACTTTTGGCCTTGTCCAAAACCTTTGTATTCAACTCTTACTACCGACAGCCTTGAGCCAATCCCTGATTTCGTCATTTACCAAGACCAAGCAAGAGAATTAGATGTTTTGTGTGACAGAATTGATGGCTTAATTAACGCTTTGAAGGTGCGTGGCGTTTACGATGCTTCTGCCTCCGAATTACAGCGTCTGTTCTCTGAGGGCGAAAACAACACCATGATTCCAGTTCACAACTGGATGGCATTCGCCGAGAAACAAGGCATGAAAGGCGCTATTGACCTAGTTGATTTAGCCCCATTTGCAAGCGCATTGATGTCTTGCTATCAGGCAATGGAGCAAGTTAAGGGTCAAATATATGAGTTAATGGGTATTGCTGACATTCAGCGTGGTCAAACTGACCCTACTGAAACCCTTGGCGCACAAATCATTAAGTCAAACAACGCAGCAGGCCGCCTCAAAACAATGCAACACGCTGTGGTTGACTTTGCGACCTCGCTGCTTTCTATTAAAGCGCAGATTATTTGCAATCATTTTACAGATGACACGCTTATTAAGATTTCTGGTGCAATGCAACTGTCGCCAGAAGACAAACAGCTTATTCCACAAGCTATTGAACTGTTAAGAAACGAAGCTGCTAAGAATTTCCGCATTGAAGTCACTTCTGACTCAATGATTTACCAAGATGAGCAGCAAGAAAAAGCTGATAGAACTGCATTTTTGGCGGCTGTTGGTCAATTTATTTCTATGGCGCTTCCTACGGCTCAAGCCGCACCTGAATTAGCGCCTATGTTGATGGAAATGCTTAAATTTGGCGTAACTTCATTCAAAGCTGGTAAGCAATTAGAAGGAATTATTGACCAAACTGCTGACGATATGCGTAAACAGTACGAAGCAAGCAAAGGTCAGCCAAAACCGCCTGCACCAGAGATTCAAAAAGCACAAATGGACAATCAATTCAAGATGCAACAGATTCAAATGCAAGCACAGGTTGAGCAAGCCAAGCTACAAGGTCAAATGCAGCTTGAAAAAGCTAAGCAAGAGTACCAAGCACAAGAAAACCAACTTAAATTCCAGCTTGAAGAGCAGCGCAACCAAATGGACAGAGAGATGGAACTAAAAGTCGCCCAAATGAAAATGATGACTGAGCGTAATACCCAAGTTTTGTTAGCCCATATTAACAATGGCGCAAAGATTGAAGTAGCACGCATTGGCGCAGATGAGTCAACAGGCGAACAAGCTTACATGACTGAAGAAGAGTTAGCTAGGGCGCAAGAACACCCAATGCAACCTATTGCCAACGCTATTGGTCAAGGAAATTCTCAAATGGCGCAAGCAATTTCAGCACTTGTAGATACAATTAATGCTCAACACAATCGCCCTAAGACAGTAGTAAGAGGCGCTGACGGCAAAATTATCGGAGTCCAATAATGGCTATTACAGTCAAGCACAGTAAGGTTTCAACGATACCTGACGGTACAGACACATCGGTAGTACGCCCTAGTGATTGGAATGATGACCATGTATTAACAGGCACAGTCCCTATTACCAATGGTGGTACAGGCGCTGCTACTGCTAATGATGCCTTTAACGCTTTAGCGCCCAGCCAAACAGGCAATAACGGCAAATACCTAACAACTGATGGTACAAATACTTCTTGGGCTACAAACCCATTAGGAACAGTTACTAGCGTTGCCGCTACTGTCCCTAGTTTTTTAAATGTAACAGGCAGTCCAATTACAACAAGCGGAACATTAGCCATCGGATATTCAGGAACAGCTTTACCTGTTGCCAATGGCGGTACTGGAGTTACTTCTTCAAGCGGTGCGAATAGTGTTGTTTTGCGTGATGCCAATGGAAATATAACAACCAACTGTTTATTTGAAGGTTTTTCCACACAAGCGGCAAGTGGAACAACGATTGTTTTAACCGCTTCTTCTGTACAAAATTGGCAAATAACAGGGTCTGGCGGTCAAACAATTCGACTTTCTGATGCCACTACTTTGCCTAATGGCGCAACATTTACTTTTAATAACAATCAATCTTCAGGCACGATTGTTGTCCAAAATAACTCTTCTACAACTGTTGCCACAATTAATTCAGGCGGTTATGTAACTGTTGTTTTATTAAGCAATTCTATAGCAGCAGGCTCTTGGGATAAACATGACTCAACTCCTTCTAATGTGTCTTGGTCTACCAATACTTTGGATTATCCTGGTTCAATTACTTCCGCAACTTGGAATGGCAATACAGTTGCAGTAAATAGAGGCGGCACAGGCCAATCAAGCTATACAGATGGTCAATTATTAATTGGTAATAGTACAGGGAATACCCTAACAAAAAGCACTTTAACCGCAGGAACAGGCATTTCTGTAACCAATAGTGCTGGTGGTATTACTATTACTAATACAAGTCCATCTAGCGGTGGAACTGTTACTTCAATTACTGCTGGCACAGGTTTGTCAGGTGGTACAATCACCACTAGCGGAACAATAGCCCTTGCTAATACCACAGTTAGCGCTGGCTCTTACACCAACTCTTCTATTACCGTAGATGCACAAGGTCGTTTGACTTCCGCTTCTTCTGGAACAGCGCCAGTTACCAGCGTTACAGGCACAAGCCCTGTAGTTTCAAGCGGTGGCACAGCCCCTGCAATTAGCCTTGCAACTGCCTATGGCGATACCTTAAACCCTTATGCAAGCAAGACAGCTAACTATTTCTTAGCTGCTCCTAATGGTTCTGCTGGCGCACCTACATTTAGAGCAATGGTGGCTGCCGATGTACCAACGCTGAACCAAAATACAACAGGCTCTGCCGCCACTTTAACAACTGGTAGAACAATCTCTATTACTGGTGATTTGGCTTACACAAGCCCTAGTTTTGATGGCTCTACCAATGTGACCGCAACAGGCACATTAGCTACTGTAAATAGCAATGTAGGAACATATACCAAAATCACCATTAATGGCAAAGGTTTAGCGACTGCTGGTAGCCAAGCAAGCCTTACAGACTTGTCTAGTCCTACAGCGTCATTTAGTTTTAATAGCCAATTACTTATCAATTTGCTTGACCCAGTTTCTGCTCAAGATGCTGCAACTAAACTCTATGTAGACAATGTTGCGCAAGGCTTAGACGCAAAGGCTTCATGCGTAGCTGCTACTACTGCAAATATTACTTTATCAGGCACACAAACTATTGATGGTGTAGCTGTAGTTGCTGGTAACCGTGTATTAGTTAAAAACCAAACAACCCAAGCAAATAATGGTATTTATGTTGTTTCTGCAAGCACATGGACTCGTGCCACAGACATGGACACTTGGGCCGAAGTGCCAGGTGCTTTTGTATTTGTAGAGCAAGGTACAACTCAAGCTGACACAGGTTGGGTATGTACTTCTAATGCTGGCGGCACAATTGGTACAACTGCTATTACTTGGACACAATTTAGTGGTGCTGGTTCTTATACCGCAGGCACAGGGTTAACCCTTACAGGTACACAATTTAGCATAACTGACACAACAGTAACAGCAGGAACTTATGGTTCTGCTACAGAGTCTAGTAAATTTACTGTCAATGCTCAAGGTCAATTAACTGCGGCTAGTAGCGTAACTATTACGCCTGCGGTGGGTTCTATTACAGGTTTAGGCACAGGTGTTAGTACATTTTTAGCTACCCCTTCTTCTGCAAATTTAGCGTCTGCTGTTACAGATGAAACAGGTACAGGCTTATTGGTATTTGGAACTAGACCAACAATGTCTGTTACTGGTACTGGATTTACCTTACAAGATGCTACAGATAATACTAAACAAGCAAACTTTGATTTAAGTGGTATTACAACTGCGACTACAAGAACTTATACTTTACCAAATACAACTGGAACTTTAGCGGCATTAAACCTTGCACAAACATTTAGTGCAATACAAACTTTTTCAAATAATACAGTCCAATCTGGCGGTTCATACAGTTTTAATTCAACTGGGGCAAGTTTTACTGTTTCACAACAAACTACTGGATTAATAACTTTAGGTGGTGCAAGTCAAACAGGAACAATTACAGTAGGTCAGTCTACAGTAAGCCAAACAACCAATATTCAAGCTGGTATTACGGCTTCAGGTTCTACAAAAACAATTAACATTGGTACTAACAGTGCAAGCGGTTCTACAACTACTATTACAATAGGGTCAAGTGCTGGAACATCAACCACAACCGTCAATGGAACTTTAACAGCAGGAAGTGGAGTTACAGGCGGTATTGCTGGCGGAACATTCTAATGTTTCAAACTGCTTTTCAGCCAAATGCGTTTCAAAATGACGCATTTCAAATAGTCATTACGCCTGTACCGCCTTCAAAACAGGGTGGTGATGATGGCTGGACAAGAGAAGAATACAGACGCTACAAAGGCATACAAAAGAAACTGCGTAAAGCAGAAGAAAAGCGCATTGAGGCTCTAAAAATAGACGCTGAAAAACGCAAACAAGCAATTACAGATTTAGTTGACCCTAAACCTGTTGTAAAGAAACAACAAACTAAAGTACAATCCAATCAAGAAGTTAGCGTTGATATACCGTCAAACCTAGCAAACATTGACCGTTACATCGCTAATCTTGTTAAACAGCAACAAGACCTGCAAACCGCAGTAGCAATGAGGTCAGCAA